AATCCCACCCTGGGCGCCAAACCCGCCGGGGAAAGCGCTGGCCCCGGTGCCGGTGCCCGTGCCGCCGCCGCCACCGCCAAACAACCCGCCATTAGCGCCAAACTTGCCCGAGTCAGGTCCATCGTAAGATGTCCCGCCGCCGCCGCCGCCAGATCCCTGAGAACCATTTAACTCCACACCGCTGCCGCCATTTCCAGCGATGCCAATCTCACCGGCGCCGCCGCCGCCCGAGCCGTGTGAACCGCTGCCAGCCGGAGTGCTGGCGACGCCGGCAATACCACCAGGTGTTCCGTCAAAAGCCGTACCCCCAGCGCCGCCGCTCGTGCCAATACCACCTGGCGCCGGCGCACCAGCGCCGGCTGTCCCTCCATCCGCCGCGCCGCCGCCGCCGCCGCCGTCCGAGGTCGATGCCGCCAAGTCACCACCGGCGGCACCATTACCGTGCGGCCCAGCAGAACCGCCGCCGCCCGAGCCGCCGCCCTGGCTCACGCCATTAGTCATATTACCGCCACGACCACCGCTGTACTTAGTCGATCCCTGGCCATTGGCCGCCGCGCCGCCCACGCCGCCGGAAGATCCACTAGACCCCGCACTAGGGGCACCATGATGACCACCCTCGGCGCTGCAAACCGCGCTCGCTAGCGAGGTACCATCAAACCAGGTATGACCTCCATCCGTGCTGGTTGTATTGGTCGACGTACCACCAGAACCGACATGAATATTAACAACTTGTGCGGGCGTATAAATTGGCAACGCGTGCGCTGTATCTTCCTGCGACCAAGCACCGCCGCCGCCGCCGGTCGTACCAGTAGCCTCGCCAGGGGCCGTGGTTCCAAAACCTCCCGCACCGCCGCCGGCCCAGCATTGAACAGACGCTGGTTTGGTCGAATCGTAATCGACCGGAATCACGAAGGTCGTTAGGGTTGTATCGCTTATGACCAGCGTAGGCACGCTTTCAAAACCACGCCTGACCCATCAAGGTATCGCCGGCTGCCGGCTGCGAGAACAGCACCGCGTCCGATATCGGCGACGGCCGCCACGGTCGCCAAGGGTCGGCGGCCCACTGAACTAATGAAGTTAACGGTAAACCTACATTTGCCGCCACCAACGCCGCAACATAAGTTGCGTTACTTGAGATGCCTGCTATGAAAATGTTTCCGTCCGGCGCAGATGGGACGCTTATGCCTGTTGCCGTTTGTGTAATAACCGCTCCCGAAGTCAAATTCTCTATTAACCAATTAAACGTGCCATTGGGGAATAAACTTCCTGCCAAAAATGCCGGCCCGGTGAATTTGCTATACGCCGTACTTCCGGTTATGCGTGCTCCGTTTATATAAACCTCGTAACCATCAGAACTCCATGAAGACAACCCGAGAGCGACACTATTAGTACTCCCAATCTGGCAGATATCGTAATGGACAGAGAGAGATGGGATATTTATTATAGCACCAATAGTAATAGGCGAAAGCATCGCTGCGCTGGTGCTGTTGTTTTGGAAAAGGCCCCAAGCATCTGTTGCGGAAGAGAAGGAAGGAAGATGCGCAAGACCTATGATCGGTGAAACTATTCCTTGGCTGAAGGCCAAGCTGTTCCCTGCCGCTGTTTTAATTGCCGGCTGTTTTCGATAAAAATCGTAAAAATTTAATCCCGTAGTAGTGCCGCCGCCTGTACCGGTGCCCGCTATTGCTATTCCACAAAAAAACAGGTTTCGACAGGCCGGATGCGCGTAGTTGATGCCGGGGATGGCGGGCCGCGGCGGGAACATCGCGCGCGCCTACGTGTTCGAGTAATTGACCGGCGTGTAGGTCGCGGCGAGCGCGGTCAAGGTCACGTTCGACTGGTTCTCAAAGAGCAGTCCGAACTTGCGCGGAAGGATGCCGCCGCAAATTGCGCGCAACGACACAATAACCCCATATTGGGTAATCCCCGTGGTTACCGCAATGGGGGGACCAACAAGAAAATTCGTCGGCGAACGCAACGACGACTGCGAATTGTTTGTACCTGAGTAAAGATCATTATCGGTATAGTGCGTTCCATCTTCGCTCACCGCCACATAGACATTAACCGCCTTTTGCGCGGCAATCGTGCCACTGGTAGCGAAGTCTACCGTGACCATTATATCGACCGGCACTGGCGAGATGGCCGAAACGTCGACGGCATTAGTCGAGTTGACCGTAGCCTGCGTCCAAGAGGTCGAGTTTATCGTGAACGCGGTCGAGGTGCCGAAGACCTGGGCGAGCGTCGTCACGCCAGTCTCGCCCTCTCAACCACCATCGCGTCTATGACCTCTCCAGGAAGCCGCGCGAATGGTGCCGTCGTCGCGTCAAACGGCGCTACCAGGGCGCCGAGGTTGGCCAACGTCGTCGTTTTGCCGGCGAACAACGCCTGGATACCCGCGCGGATGCTGGTGCCGACCGAGGCGTCTACCGACGAGCCGGCGAGCAGCAGCGTGAGCTGCGAGACCTGAAGCTGCGTCAAGGCCGCTAAGTCGGCGAACACCACCGCGTTCAAGATCTGCGACGGGGCTAGGATCGCATGTCCAGCAGGAACTACCACCGTCTTCGCCATCAACAGTGTTGCGATCGCTGCGTCAGTTAGGCCGTTATAGGCCGGCAGCGCGATCTCGTTTTTGATGGCTGTGTAGTCCATCTAAATCTCAGGGGTAGTGGGGGATCACTGGCTCTGGCCAGCAACTAGGTCGGCAGTTGGGGAGCATGCCCGCGTGCCCGATTAGTCCATCGAGCATCGGCGGATCGTCCCAGGCAACTGCCTTACCCTCCATTCTCCGGTGCGATGGCCGCGTATCCGCATCGCGCACCGATCTCCAAAAATAATGAGTGGACCCCACGTGCTCGGCCCTGGCCTGCGTCAGCATAGTGCTGGCGCGAGAACTCTCGGTCCGCGCGATCAGGTTAGCCCGCGAGCGCGTCACGTGGTGCGTGTTCAGGATCTCGTCGCGCACCTCGGTCCACCGGCGCCCGCCGACGATCCCCTCCAGCGCCAGCGCCTGGACCCGTTCCGCGGCCTCCAGCGGCAGGGACTTGATCAACGCGGCCTGCTCACCGATCAACTGACGTGCTACGTCACCCACCGGGGCGCGCCGCACCTCGGCGTACAGCCGGCGGTAAACCTCGCCGGCGTGCCTCTTCCACACCCGCTCATCGCGGCGCGACGCGTCGGCCACCACCCGCGCGGCCACGGCATCGGCCCACGGCGCGATCGTCTCGCTGTAGCGGCGCAGCGACTCGGCGATCAGGCTGATCGTGTCGGCCGTGCCGTCAAAGATGCCGCGCACCAGCCGCCCGACCTGGTCGGCGATCCCGCGCAGTTGGCGCGCGTAGGTCTCCTCGGCGTGGCGCGAGTACGCGAAGCGGCGACGCTCCTCGCGGGTCTCAGAGGCACGGTCGTGGGCCAGTGACAGCGCGCGGAGAGCCACCAGGCGATCGGGAGAGAGCACTAGGGCGTGCATCCCTATTCCGCCGCCTCCAGCAGCCGGTCCTTCCCGCCAAAGCCCTCGCCAGCCGAGCCGGCAACATTCGCCGCGCGGTTGGTGACGGCACTGGCAAAGCGGTTGCTCGGGTCATGCGGCTTGCCTGGCTGCTCCTCGCCCTCGGCACCCGGCGCCGGAGGTTCCCCACCACCCTCAGCAAACGCCGCCGGCGGTTCCGGCATCTCCTCCTCCAGGTCTAGCCCCGCGTACAGGCTCTCCGGGTCAGCCGCCAACACCTTGGCCACCGTCTTCGGCTGCACCACGCCCATGCCGAGGTAGGAATCGTGAATATCGGCCTTGGTCTTTTCCACCGCCGCCGCGCCGGCCTCGTCCAGTTGCCACAGCGGCTTGAACTTAAACGTGATGTCCCGGTCGACCTCGCCCCACAGCGAGAGCTGGATAAAGTCCAGCACCGTGGTCAGCGGCTTGCGAAACAACATCTCCTGGTACGCCGCGATCCAGTCGTAGAACGAGCGGATCTGACCCTCATCCGTGGCGTTGAGGCCGGACGGCGTGATCCCAAGCAGCTTTACCAGGGGAATACGACTCACTGCGGCCATGTGTTCTTGCGCCTGCGCCTGCAGGTGGTCCAGCGTGCCGAGCGGCGTGGAGACGTTAAAGAACTCCTCGGCCGTGCCGGCGTCGCCGTTCTGCAGCACCATCGTGCCGCTGTTCCGCCGCAGGGTCGTGAACAGCTCGATGCGCTCGAACAGCGCGTCGCCGGCGGCGCTGAGGTTGGCCGCCAGGTCGGTCTTGATGCCCATGACCGAGAACGACGCGATCAGGTCCGAGACCGACTGGCGCGTGCGCAGCCAGTTGTCGACGTATGGCTTGATCATCTGGCTCAGCGACAAGCCACCGAACGAGTACGCCGGCTTGAGCAGGTCCGGCACCTCGCGCCCGACCAGCGTCAACAGCCGCGTGCGGTGCAGCTCCTTGCCCATGCAGTTCCAGGTATTGGGCCGGAACCAGTCGTCGCTCAGCGGGTCGTTCGAGTTGTAGCTGGTCGGATAGCACCACACCGCCTCGACCGGCCGCAACGCCTTGAGCTTGCTCTTGCCGATCTTGGCGCGGCTCATCCGGTTGCGGCCGTTGCCGATCGGGAGCCGCAACTCGTCGCGGTCGTCCGTGTCCCCGGTGTCCAGGTAGATGTGACCGCGGCCAAAGAACCCGTCGCCCTCGGCGCCCTTGCGGAAGGCTTTCTGAACGTCGTACGCCTTCTGCGCGTCCTCAAGCTCCTTGATCCGATCGGTCTTGTCGTCGTCCGTGCTGACCGACTCGAACTCGATCCACTCGCGCGTCATCTCGCCGGCGATCGTCTCGGTGACGACCCGGTACTCGGCGCGCTGGGCTAAAACGCTGAGATAAGGATATCCCAAGAAAGCGGTGCCCTCGGCGAAGGCCGAGGAGATCTGGTTACTGGCGGCCCAGGCCAGCGCACCGGGGACCAGGCTGCCGGCAAATGACTCCTCATCCTGGGCCAGCCTCGCGGCGGGCGCAACGCCGGGAGGGTGCTCCGGCACCGCAAACGGGTCGCGCTTAATCTCGTCGTAGGTGAGCGCGGGGCCACGGGCGCGAGCACGGGCCAGCGTTACGTGGGATATTCGGGGCGGTTCTGGCTGCGGCTCCGACGGCGCGGGAGCCGCGGTGCGGCGGGCACGGGCCAACTATAGATAGTCCGGGCGACCGGCGCCCATGGCACGGGCGCGGGCGAGGACGCCGGAAGGGATCACGAACGGCGTCGGTCCCAAGCGCATCCCCTCCAGAGCGTAGCGCAGCGCGTCAACGACGTGGTTATCTTTGTCTTCGAGTACCGGCAATACGTCACCGGTCTGACGGTCAACCTTGTAGGAATATCGAGAAAGCTCGTCCGAGGTCCGCACGCAGCGCGGGTGCACGATGATGTCATAGGACTTCAAGAATTCGATCCCGTCCTCGACGGAATTCGGTCCCTTAACCGCCGGCGAGATGTTAAACTTGG